TTAAAAAATAGTATCTAATTTATTGACCAGTTTATCCTCCATATCCTCAGTAGTATGAGAATAGATTTCCAAAGTCATTTTTGCATTTGAGTGCCCAACTCGATCCATTATTGATTTTATTGGGAGGCCAGACTCTGCTAAAAACGAAATATGAGAATGCCTAAAAATATGGCTAGATAAGTTTTTTTCTATTTTGGCCTGTTTTCCATATTTTTTTAATATCTGTATGAAGCAAGCTATTGTTGTAGGTTGATTCCATTTTTCAAAACAGAAAATATAATCATCGCTTGACAATGGCTGGAAACGTTCGCTAAGTCGTACTATTTGTCTTTGAATAGCTTCTATGACACTCTCTGATACTTTGATTGTCCGTATTGAATTTGTAGTCTTTGGTAGCGTCTTGATTTTGTTTACTGAATCAAAATTACCTGTGATCTCAATTTTGTTGTTTTCGAAGTCTATATTCTTCAGTTGTAAGGCAGTTAACTCACCATATCTCATACCAGTTAATGTCAGCACAAGAACCATATCAGCGTACTTTTGGTGATATTCTCGACGATTAAGGACATCGACAAGTGCTTTTATTTCTTGCATGGTGAGAAAGTTGTTACGCTTTTTTTCCAGTTCTTCTAAAGTCTTTGGTTTTTGAGGAATCGTAGTATAATCGACCTCGTTGTTTTCAATGTAAGAGTATTGAACAGCGTAATTAAAGATACCTCTGAGCCTATGCCGTACTTTTTTAGCTGTAATATATCCGTTGCTTTCAATAATTTTTTCAATAGCCTCTTGAAGAAAACGCCTGTCAAGATTAGCAAGTATGGTATCGGATGGTATGACTTCCTTCATCTTCTTATCAACTGATTTACAATTATGTTTTGTTGATTCCTTTACTGTTTGCGCCCATGATTTATAGAAAAGGTTATAGATTTCTTCAAATGTAATGCTTTCTACTTGTTTTGTGCTGAGTTTTTTATTTATCTTCTCTTGTAACAAGATAGCAGCTTGATTTCTTGCCTGGGGAGTTTTCTTCTCCATGGTCACTGAAACTTTTTTTAATTTCTCAGTATATGGATCTTTATATCGCTCAAAAAATTTGTATTTTCCGTTGGGAAGTTCTTCCATCCACATTGCGTTTACCTCACTTTTTTGATAAAATGGGTATAGTAAAGAGGGCTTTTTAATGCCTTTTACTATACTGGATATCCTCACACTCAAAGTTTGGCGATGGCGAGTGTGAGGATTTTTTGTTTTTATAGTTATTCTGATGAACTATCCTATCAATTCATAATATTCGTCAATTACCATCAATTCGTCTGTGACTGTTCTAAGCTTATGTTTTTGCATGAACTGGATATAGTTGAAAGATTGATGGTCGTCTGATAGTGCAAGTTCTTCTTCTAGCAACTTATGAATCATGTGCCTATTAGCCTCATTCTCGCACCTAGTGTGGTTGTTTTGATATAGTGCAGTAGAATGTTCCAGATGTCCTAATTCGTGGTATATGACCCGTTTTTTTGCATCTTCGGACAGTTCACGGTTTATAAAGATAATACTGATTTCTTTGATATAAACTCCAGGTCTTTGCCAAAGTTCGTTATCAAAGTAAGCGAGAGTGACACCGTGTGAGTCAACTAGCTCTTCAATAGTCATAGGCTATCATCCTTCAAATATTTTTTAAAATTAGTTGTTTTATCTCTTGAACTAGAGTAAAATAGAATTGAAAGGAAGTGATTAAAATGAAGTTGAAACTCTATGCACATTTAGCTGTACTGTTTCAAGTTTCAGCATTTGTTTTTTTGATTTGTTACTTTTTTCTAAGACAAATCCTAACACTTCCAATCATCGTTTTACTCAGTTTCGTTATTTCTGAAATTATTCTTCGACTTTTTCTGGAGATTCGAGTAGTTCATCTTGAAGAATCCTAGTTGCTACTTCTGGAGCTTTAATATCTAGTTGAGATGTAGCGCCTTTAAACTGCGGACTCATCCCTTTATCTATTAACAATGCAATAGCCTCGGCATTTATTTTATTTGCCTGGGCTTTTTTGATTGCTTCATCCCCATCGCTATTTAACTGAGCTTTAAATTTCCCAAGCTTAGAATCAACTTCAAAGTTTGCACCATTGCGTTTAATTAAATTGCGAAAAGCAATTCCTCCAGTTAGAATAATGATAAATACTAGAACCGGGATTAGTATTTCAGGATGTCCAAGTAGTTCAATCGGCCCTTTCGATTGGACGTTGGTTCTTAGAACGACTTTCTCATCTTTTAATTCATCAGATTCTTTTACAACATTGACCATTTGCAAGACAGTGTGCAGAAATGTTGAGTATTCAAAAGCATCAATATTGTTTTCCTCTTGTACTTTGAAAGTGATACTCATGTGGTCATGATCGATGTAGGCATCATATAGACCTCGGTTGATGAATTTTTTGTAGGCATTTGCATCAGTGATGGTATGGCCTGAATAGACTAATTTGTAAAGTTTCGGGTCAATATCTCTGTTTGGTATGACTCCAAACCAGTGCACATTCATTCGCTTATTAAATGGGCAAACGTTAGATGCGGACTCTATGTTGCTTTCACTCTCTGTATAGGGTCTGCTCGTTATTTCACCTACAAGAAAATCGTTAGGAGATTCTGACGGAACAATGACAATGTCTCCGATTTTAAGACTATACGCAAACTTCATCATTTGATTGTAGGCAGAACCAGGCTTTTCTATCCTACTGTCAAACTCCTTGATTTTTCCTTTGATTGCATCTTCGTCAAGATTTTTAAGGTCATCTAATGTTATATAGTTCCATCCAATGGCGATATAGCCACCAGTTTGAAAACTTTTATAGAATTGCCCTTTTTGAGCCCTTACAAACCAATAATCTTTAGAACTATCAACAGACGGGAGTTGATGATATATGTTTTCAAAAAGGGTATTGAAAAGCAAGGCATCTTGTTCGGTAATCGTCATACTATCTACCTCTCAAGTATATTTCTATGATGTTTTGAATCGCATCGATATCCTCTTCTGTAAGTGGCTTACCATCGAAGGTTTTGGCATTCTCTGCCATCTTTCGGAGGTCGTCAGACGTGTATCCTGAGATTGTATCATCACCAGCAATAGCAGGATTATCAGTACGACCAAGTAAGTAGTCTGTAGATACGTTGAAGTAGTCAGCGATCTGTTGCAATCTTTCAGAGTTTGGGGTTTTCGTTTTTAAAGTATAGAAATAATTGGTACTATATCCTAGACTTTCTTCTAGTTTTGTTAGAGGAATCCCTCTTTTTTTAGCTAATTCTTTAATTTTTTCTAGCGTTGAAAACATTGTTAAATCAACCTTTCTAAGGGTATCACAAAAAATATTTCTAAAATTCTAGAAAAAAGTATTGACACAATCTAGAAAAAAGTATTGACACAATCTAGAAAAAAGTATAGAATAGTTTTTGTAAGTAAGTTACAACTAAAAAAACAACTAAGAAATAAATTATAAAAATGTTTTGGCGAACGGTATTTATAGTTTTATTAGTGTTTTTGTTATGATTTTATTTTAGACTTTATTATAGACTTTGTCAATAAAAAAGTACAAAAAATAGTTACATTTTTAGTTGTTTCTTGTTTACTTGTTCCTTGACAATTGAATAGAGCATGTGAGATAATAAAGGGGAATTAAGGATTAGTTCTATATCATGGACTAGAAAAGACCCCAGGCTAACTTCCACATTAAGCTTGGGGTCTTTTTTTGACACTATTTGTCCTTGTTCAGCCATTTATCAGCTAAACGAAGAACGACACCGACCACAATCGGTCCGATGATAGTTTTAAGGATTAGTTCCATCATGGGCTATCTCACCTCCTTTCGTAGGCGGTGTAGAAGTGCCGTAAAATATTATACCACATTTCTAATTCAGCTTGTCAAAGGTTTCTTTTGACAACTTAAAATAGATGTGAGATAATATAGGGGAAGTGAAGATGTAGTCTACTACAACTACAAAAAAGCCCCTGCTGATAACCACAAAAGCAAGGGCTTTTTCTAGTCTACGCTAGAAAGGTGGGTTAGTCGCTATTTCTTGTTTAGCCATTTTTCGATGACTATCAGGACGATACCGACCACCAAGGGTAGAATAATATTTGTGAAGATGTAATCTACCATAGGCTCCACCTCCCTTCTAAGGCAGATGTGCCGTCACTATTATACCACATGCTCTATCAGTTAGATAGGGCATTTTTTATTTTTGAAAAAAGGAGGAACGTGTCGATGGTAAGTATTCTTAAAAATTTAGAACAAGAAAAAGACCACCTTGAAAAAATCATTAAGGTAGTCAGCGCTGGTGGTAAATTTCTGAGATTGCCATATCAAAAAAAGTCACGCTCGATTAGTGAGAATCTGAAATTGATTTCTCAAAATCTTGATAAATTGAGCGAGCAAGTTCAACAAACCACGAATCAGCATTCATGATTTCAAGATGACGAAAGAAACCTGTTTTGGTTTCCAGTTCAGAATCGTGTGCATAACGTAATATTTCTCTAGCAAAGATGGTTTCAAAATCAAAATCTTTACCATCATCGTAGATGTCGCGTTTGCTTGCTTTGAGTAAATATTCTTTAAAAGTCATAAGGTTAACTCCTTTCTGCTTATATTATAGCAGAAAAAGAAGAAAGAAAAAGAAAGGAGAAAATATGCCAGATATTGCAAACGGTCGCGAAAGAGTTATTGCTTTCTTGAAAGAGAAAGGCATTAAAAAAGCAACTCTAGCGGTTGCTTACGGCTTTAAACGACAGGAAGTGACAAACATTCTAAGTGGAACGACTAAAGGTCCACGAGCGAACAGTTTCATTCTTCAGGTTATTGAAGATTATGGGATTGAGTAGGAAAGATTTGAGGAGTAGGAAAATGAGACCAAGACGATATCCGTATAGTGGGAAAAAAGAGTCCACCTTTGTAAAGGCCGACCCTGAGTTAGTTGAAAAACTTTTAAGAAACACTAGTTTTCTTGAGTGTTTACAAAAAAAGCCTATCAATTTTCAGATAGACTTAGAAGAATTTAAGCGTCTTAGCTATGAAGCCATTCATGATACTTCTCAAGTAACTCAACAGTAGTTATTACAGAAGTCAAACCACTGACCTTCCCCAGTTGCAATCCGTCTGTATGGTCAATCTGTTTAGTAGCTTCATTAGCTTTAGCAGAGATAGCTTGCATATCTTCAGCTGTTAAAGATTCTCGAAAATCTTTAAAGGATTTCATAAAAACTCCTCCTTTCTATTGGAATTTTGACTAAAACGGTGAGAGGTCCTAGTCGAGATTATTATAGCAATTTAGGAGGATATTACATCGGTCTTGAGGCTGATTTTTGGAGGCAATATTGGAAGATAAAATCATAGAACTTGCTGATTACTTCATCAGCGAATCTACAACGTACAGAGAAGCAAAAATAGCGTGTGAGAAGCTATTGAAACAAGTCAGCCATGAGATAGAACTCAGGGCGATGGAAAGTAGGACAGTCTAGAAGACAACAAAAAGCACCTGACGGAAATCAGGCGCATACTTAAATATTCAACATGATTATAACACGAAAGGAGCAAAAATGGAAGTAGTTGAAATTGTAAGAATTAAAGATGTGATTATTGAAAAAGTCTCTGCTAATGATGAAGAGTTAAAACGTATCTTTGGATGTTCAAAACGACAAGCAGGAGAGCGAAGAAGAGAAATGCAAAAACTCCCTAGTCAGCAAAAACATCTTTTGGATAGTGGACAACTTGTAACGATTAAAGGTTTCTATGAATACTTGCAATATCGTGGAACTAAAGCTTGGAAAAAAGAAATGGAAACAAGCAAGAAAATGAGGTCAGCAGGATGAACCTACTATCAAGAATCAAAAACTATTTTTCGGAAGAGGTCAAAGAAACTAATCTCGACTGGAAAGAGGTCGCTTTAGACCTCAATCAATCACTAATTGAAACACAGGAAAAACTTCAAGAAGCGAATCAAGAAATCGCAGACTTGAAGAAAATCGTAGCAATCTACAAAGAAAAGGAGAAAGAAAAATGATGGAATACATTTACCTGGTAATAATCGTAGGAATTGGACTATGGTCGCTAGTAAATAAACTAGATGACCACGCTGAAATGAAACAAAAAGAGCGCCAGCTGATGGCAAACAATGTCGCACGGATGAATCTGAGAAATTCAGATAAGCAATTTACTTATGATGTAGAACCGCCTGAAGGGTTGAAATAAGGAGGAGAAACATGACTCAAGCGGAACGAATTAGGGAATATTATAGAGAGCACCCTGCTGCCTCATATGATGAAGTGGCTGAGGTCGTTGGTACAACAAATAGTAATGTGAGAGCGAACCTGGCCAAAGACATCAAGGCAGGCAGATGCGTTCGCTTGGAAGATAAGTCATACGACTACTCGCCTTACTATAACCATACACAGGCACTCACTGAGTTGGTTGATTGGAAGAATGATACTAGACGTGAGTGGGTGGATATGCTGACAAGAGCAGCAGAAAAAGAAACGGATAGCAATGTTATGCGTTTGTTAATCAAAGAAGCAAATAAATTGATGAAAGAGGTGACGAAGTAGATGGTTCGAAATAAATTGACAGATTTAACCAATACTCTTTTCGCCCAGTTGGAAACATTGGACGATAGGGATCTTACTGCAGATGAATTAAAGACGGAACTCCAACGTTCAAAACAGATGGTCGCAATCTCAGGTCAAATCTTACAAGCAGGTCAATTGGCGCTAGATGCTGAAAAATTCAAAGACAAGGTAGGTGAAGTCAATGCCCCGATCGCTTTACTGGAAGGATGAGTACACGGAGTACATGCATGAAATATGCCCTGGTCGTTTAACTCCTGAAGTAACCAGGTTGCTGAATGAAAAATTTGGTACGAATTATAACAAGAGTCAAATCGGTGGCGTACGCAAACGTCTAGGGTTAGCAGTTGGAAAAGTCTATCAAGGTCGATTGCTGACAAAGGAGCAACATGATTATCTTGTATCGATCCAAAAAATAAGATTTCTCGTAATGTTGCAAATGAAATGAACCAAAAATTTGGCTTATCGCTAACTGAGAAACAGATTAAGAGTTATCGGAGAAATAATAATCTACATAGTGGTTTGACAGGAAGATTCGAGAAAGGTCAGACTCCTCACAATAAGGGGAAGAAGTACCCCAATATGCCAAAAAACGGCGGGCAGTTCAAAAAAGGTAATCGACCTCCGAATTATGTACCTGTCGGTACTATCAACTACACAACAAACGGTTATCCAAAAGAAAAGATTGGAGAACCTAATCAATGGGTTTTGAAACATCGTAAAGTCTGGGAGGACCATCACGGGCTGATACCAAAAGGGTACTCAATCGTTTTTCTGGACGGTGATAAAACAAACTATGATATTTCAAATCTGGCATGTTTATCTAAGAACGAAATTGCTAGAATGAATCAAAATCATTTATTCACGTCCAACGCTGATTTGACTAAAACAGGTATTGGACTAACAAAACTTACAAATAAAATCAGAGAGGTAGAAAAAAATGGCTAGTTTATACGAACTAACAGGTCAGTTCCTGACAATTTACCAAATGGATATCGATGACGAAACAAAAGCAGACACGCTTGAGGCCATCGATTGGCAAGAACAATTTGAACAGAAAGCAGAAGGATATGCCCATGTTATCAAGAATCTAGAAGCCGACGTGGCCATGTACAAAGCTGAGGAAGAGAGCTTCAAAGCCAAGAAACAAGCGGCACAGAAAAAGCTGGATTATGTCAAGGATAACATTATGGCAGCTATGAATGTCACAGGTCAAACCGAAGTCAAGAGTGGTGCCCTGATTATAAAAATTGCTAAAAATCCAGAATCAGTCAAGGTCAACGAAAATGACCTTCCGAAAAAATATTTTACAAAAAAAGTGACGCTTGCGCCGGACAAAAAAACACTCAAAGAGTTGCTTAAATCTGGCAAGAAAGTCAAAGGAGCCGAGCTCATTAGAACGGAAAAGTTGGTGATTAAGTAATGGAATTGATGAATAAAACACGAGTAACAGATTCACTAGCAGTTGTGATTGGACCGGAATCAATTGAAGTACTTGTTACTGAAGGTTTTCTATTTGATGTTGCGATTCGTTTTGTGAAAGTAGACGAAACAAATCTTGATCAAGGAAATGAAAAGCCAGTATTCACTCCGGAATACAAGCTGGTCACAGTTGCTAAATACAAGGAAAAACCTATCTTTGAATCGGAGGAAGATATTCGAAAATTTGAGAAGCAAGCAAAAGAAGTTAAATCGCTATTTGCCTTTGCAAAGGTAAATAAACAAAATTGGTTTAACACTGCCCTTTATCCAGGAGTGCTGACTGAGAAAGTTGGTGTTTGATGAAAATTTTAGCTATTGATCCAAGCAGTAATAAAATTGAAACCAGCACAACAGGAGTTGTCTTGTTGGATAATGCAAGATTAGTTGATAGCTGGGTTGTCTCTTATGGTATGAGAGGTTTCGCTGATTGGTTTCACGAAATCGGAACAAATCTTGAATTCGATGTAGTTATTGTTGAAGAATTTAAGGCGAGGGATAACGACAAGTCGAAAGATAATAGCGTGGCAGAAACCATCGCCTATATCCAACTTTGCTATCCAGGTGCCATTCTTCAATTCAATGCAGGTTACAAGTCGGATATTCCAAACGATCTTTTGAAAATCTTAGACCTTTGGAAATTTGAAAAAAGTCATCATCAAGATATTCGAGCAGCAGCAAGACTTGGATTATTTTGGGCAATGAGAAATGATATTGAAGAAGTGGTTCATGATATCGGAAAGGTGGTGAGTGAGTATCACAATAACGCTAAGAAAGTGGCAAGCTGAAGCGATTAAAAGAAGTGAACATTTATCTAATGGAATCTTTTTAGAGGCTCTTGGGGGCAGAGGCAAAACTATCTGTGCACTTGCTATTGCAAAACATAAAAAAGCTAAAAAAATCATCATCACAAACAATCGACTAGCTATTCTGAATGGTTGGATAGATGCAGTCAAGTTTATGAATTTTGATAAAGGTGTTGAGATTATCATTCAGACAGATAGATATCTTCAAAATCAAGTCAAAAAGGGGCATAAATTAGATTGTGATGTGCTGATAGTAGACGAATGGCAGAATATGTCTTCTGACAAACAAGTGGCCTTATATCGCAAAATAAAGCGAAAATACACGATAGGTCTTTCAGCGACACCAATTCGGAAAAAAGGACAAAATTTCTATCCACTTGAAAAAACGGTATTTGGTTGGGCAACCCCAAATAATAAATTTGACTGGCAAAAGACTCATGGAAAAATGGTCTATGATCCATTTAGCTATTCAAAAGAGAAGTGGGAAGATTTTCAAAATTATGAAAGTTATATCTCGAGCTTGCCTAATTTCTTCCGCTGGGAAGAGATTGAAGGAATTGAGAATGCAGTTGAGAATAACGGTTTTGAGATTAAGTTTTACCAAAAGAGAGTCGCCTCTGGCAATCCAGAAAAACTTGCAGAATTTAGAAAACTAAATCTTGTAACAGTGGACGGCAAAACTGCAATGGCCAAGCAATCGTTTGGAAGAAAGACCTTTGAACGCTACCTTAATCAAACAGGCGTAGCAGTCGATTTTCCAAAATTAAAGCCAGTAAATGCGGATACGCCATTGATGTTACAACTTGACGGTTTAATCGAACGAGCACCACACGATATGTTGATTGTCAGTAAATCTAAGCAGATTGTCAACGTCATTAGCGAGCGCCATCCTGAAATTGGAATCTGGACGGGCGATATTCAAGAAGGACTTTATAAGAAATTCGTGGTTGCTACTAGTCAAGTGTTAGGTGTCGGAGTAGACGGCTTGCAACACAAATACCAAACTATTGTCGTATTGGATCCAGTAGAAGAAGGTTCTGGAGAATATGATGATTATCGACAATTGCTCTGGCGCATAACAGGAAGTCGTCAGCAGCATGATGTAAATGTAATTGAATTTTATTATAAAGAAAGTTAAAAAAAAGAGGAAAACAAAATGAATAAAACAACTGAAATGATCGTATTTCGTAGCCGTAAAACTGGAGAATTTCTTAATTCTTACAAGGACAGAAGTTCTTTAGCATTTGCAGCTGACTTTTGCAGCTTGGAATATTGTTTGAAGCTTCCTCGTAAAAAATACGAAGACAACAAAAAGACTTACAAGGCTCTTGCTGCAGCTTTTGACTGTGAAATTGTCGCAGTTGAAGCGGAATACAAATTGACCTATCCGAATGGATCAGAAGTTGAACCTATCAAGCGTGACCGTTCATCAATTGAGGACATGATTAAGGATATTATTGGAGGGGTTCTCTAATGGCATTTACACTTCCAGCAAATAAACCACAAGTTCCTAAAGATACCCCACGAAATTTTTTCATCTACGGTGAAACCATGAGCGGAAAGTCTTATCTTGCAAATGAATTCCCAAATCCAATCGTTTTGAACACAGACGGGAATGCAGAAGCTAACACTGTTCCAAGCATTCAGCTGATCAATGAAAAAGATGACAAGGGACGAATTACCAATTCAGTAATTAAGCAGCTTGGAGATATCTTGCTTGCTCTCCAGACACAGAAGCACTCTTATGAAACAGTCGTTATTGATGTAATTGACGATGTTATTGAAATGATTAAGATTGCAGTTTGTGATGAATTAACCCCAGTTGGTAAACCTCGCTTGAAATCCTTGTCGGAAATTCCATACGGCAAAGGATACGACTTCTTTAACCAAGCTATCACAGAATTAGTCATTGACCTCAAAGCATTGCCAATGAATGTTATTTACATCAGCCGTCAGGTATCTGAATATGATGACAATGGCAATGCCACCAAAGACAAGCCAAGCTTGAAAGATAAGTATGTCAATCTTATCAATGGAAACTCTGATTTGATGATCCACACTGAAAAACTCGGCAACAACTACAACCGTGAGGTTGACCGCAAGCGTAAGACCTATTATGCGGACCAGGTTGATGACAAGGCCATCTTGAAAATCTTGGCAACTATCCGTGGGGCTGTTGAGCCTGCAAAGGGCAAGCTAGCCCCTAAAAAAGAAGCAGCTAAGACAACTAAACCAGCTAAGACCGAAAAAACAAAAGAGGCACCTAAGAAAGAAGTTGACTCTGATGATGAACTATTTTAAGAAATAAAGGAGAATACACATGAGCTTACTAGATATCGCAAAATCAATCAAAAAAGAGGGCTTTGACCCACGCAAAGACAGCGCCAACGGTCCTGCACCAATCCCAGCTGGTACTTATCCAGTAGTCCTGAAGAAAGCAACCTTCAACGTATCGGACAAAGGCTGGGAAAGCCTTGGTTATCAATTTGAAATCCGTGGCGGTGATTACAGTGGACGCTCTGAATTTGCAACATTTGGCACACTGACTGAATGGAACGGTAAGAACCTTGACTGGGCAGTTGAACGCACTATGAAATTCTTTATCAAAGCCTTGGTCCTTGCTGGCGACAGTATGCAAGGAAATGAAGAAGACGGTAAAGCCTTGGAAGAGGCTCTAAAACGTAAGGCAGTTGGCTCTTACTACAACCTTGTTATCTCTGTGACTAAGGGGAAAGATGGCCGTGAGTTCCGAAACTATGACCTTGAAGAAGAAGAAGCACAACCGCTGACTGAAGCTGATATTGATGACGATGACCTCCCTTTTTAAGAAATAACAAGTTCTGGGTCATTGATGAAACTGATGAGGAATTTGGTCCTTTCACGACAGTAGAAGAGGCTTATACAGCTATGCTAACATACTTGGATATGACTGAAGCCGAATATCAGTCAAACTATACGGCCCAGGAACTTGTTTATATTTACAAAGAGGAGAAAAAACCATGCCGTCGATGAAAGAATACGTATTACAGTACCAAAAGTTAGGGTTCTCAGTCATTCCAATCAATCCTAAAAACAAGATGCCTTTGATTGATTTTGCTGATAAGCCAGCCATGACTCCATCTGAGATTGAAAACTTTTGGGACGGCTACCCTAATGCAAACATTGCCCTAAAGACTACCAACTTCTTTGTCATTGATATTGACAAACACGGCAAATCGAATGGTTTTGAATCGCTAAAAAAATGGAAACATCTAAATTTAATCGAACCGACACTGCAAGCTAAGACGGCTAGTGGCGGTAAACATCTATTCTACTTCAAACGAGAAGATGAGCCGATCACTCAGATGATTGGATTCTTGCCTGGTGTTGATATTAAGGCTCACGAAAATAATTATGTGTTAGTCGCACCCTCTGCCACAGATAAAGGGCAGTATGAGTGGGATCTGGAAAAGTCTAAGGAAGGTGGCACGATGGTCACTCCTTCAAAAGATTTAATCCAGTCTATAAAAAAACAGTATGGCGAAACTCACGGTTATAAGTATGATGGTAAGGACGGTCTTAGGGATTTAGTTAGACGTTCACATACTAGAGACCGAACACAGACTACAGATCTCTTTGAAACCATCGCCCTTGGTTTTGGTGATGAAGGTGGACGAAATGACAAACTAGCAAAATTCGTAGGTGGTCTCTTATATCGTGCGGTCGACGATGGTGTAGTTGTTCAACTTGCAAGATTAGCAAATGCAAATAGTCCAAACCCTTTGCCTGAAAAGGAAATGATGCGTACTATTGAAAGTATGATTAAAAAAGATAGGAGGTGATTGTGATTGGTAATGTGGTAAGTATTGACTCACAACCTAAGATGATAACGACTGCCAAGGGAGACATCAAGGCCAACAGTCCAAGTAATGTGTTGATGTCTTTCAAAGCTGATGATCAGTTGAGTATTTACCTAAAGCACAACGATTTTTCCCAAGAGCATGAACTCCTTAAAGATATCAAGATCGGCAACACTCTTTTTAAAAAAGGTGAGCTCCCTTCTAACTTTGATTCAGTCGTAAAAGTTTACTTTGAAAGTGTGTTAGGTGTTGCTTTCTCAAACCAAGCGATGCTTGATGGCATGGAGACTTTCTTTTCAGAAAGATCATACAATCCAGTTATTGAGTATATGGAGAGAGCAGCTGAAAAGTGGGACGGCAGAAACCGGATTGACCGCATGCTTCAAGTATATCTCGGCGCTGAAGATATCCCTTTAGTTTCTAAAATCGCTCAAATGTGGCTAGTTGGTGCAGTTGCTAAAGTTTATGATCCATACGTTAAGTTTGACTATGTTCTGGATCTGGTTGGTGGACAAGGAGTTGGGAAAACGTCCCTCCTTCAAAAATTGGGTGGCGAATGGTATACGGATGCCGTGACTGATTTCTCTAATAAAGATAATTACGACATTATGTTAAAGAGTCTAATCGTCAACGATGATGAAATGGTGGCCAGTAATCGGATGAGCTTTGCTGAAACGAAAGCCTTTATATCAAAAACTAGCTTACGGTATCGTAAGCCCTACATGAAACGCACAGAAGAGTTTGCCAAAAACTTCATTATAGCCAGAACTACTAACCAAACAGAATACCTGAAGGACAAAACCGGAGAACGTCGATTTCTCCCGATTATGGCAGATAGCAGGCAGCAAAAGAAACATCCAATGGAAATCGATCCTGATACAATCGAACAAATTTGGGGCGAAGCCGTTACAATCTATCGTGCTGGTGCTAATTTGATGTTTGATGAAAATACAGAGGATGAATTGAATATCTACCGTGAACAGTTCATGTATCGTGATGAAGTTGAATTACAAGTGCTTGAATATCTTGATATGCCCGTCCCTGAAAATTGGCAAAACTGGTCTATTCAGCAACAACATCAATACACAAGTAAATATTTCGATAATAGTAGCGACTTTGATCCTGGAAGCAAAAAACTAGATAAGGTCTCAACTCGTGAAATGATGTACAACTTATTTATGAGAAATTCGAATGACAGGAAGCTGTCAACGAAGATTAACATGATCATGGATAATCATCCTGATTGGAAAAAAAGTGTTTTCCGGGCAGGAGGTAAAAGTACAAAAAGGTTCGTAAGAGTGAAGAATTCGGAAAAAACTAATCGGTAGCAATTTAAAAATTATCGGTAGTCATCGGTAGCAGTTGAGGGGGTAGATCGGTAGCATTCTACCGATAAAATGAGACATCGGTAGCACATCGGTAGCAGTCTAACCCCTTGATATTACTGACTTTTATTTAATATTTATATATAATGCTACTCTTCTACCTATATTTTTAAAAAAAGTATATAAAATAATAGTAATAATAAAGAAAGCCTATAAAATAGGGATTCTTGAAAAAACTTTTTATTTTTTTAGATTTTATCGGTAGCACGGTAGCAGTTTGAAAAAAAGAGGTAAAAATGTCATACACAGTAACACTATATTTTGACAATATGGTAGACGAAACCCACTTTTTTAAGAAAGAGGGTGATGCTGCAAAATGCAAGGCTCAGCTCGAGAGCAAGTATCGAGGTGATCGAATGTATAAAGTAAAGATGGAGGAGATGGAGTAATGAGTTATGATTTGGAAATCTTAGCGAAAATAGAGAGTGGAGATTATATTTGTATTGCTGAACCTAGATATAGTTCTCCGACCTACAATCTTGGAAAAATGTTTAGGGTGGCTATGGATTGGGATTTCGACCAAGGCACAATTTACAATGTTGCTGATATTTTTGAAAATATTAAACGTGGCATAACTGAATTGGAAAGGCAACCTGAAAAATATGTACAATATGAACCTGCAAATAAATGGGGAACGATCAATGATGCGTTATATGTTTTGAGATCGTTAAGGGACTGTATTTTAGAACAAGATATTGATACGAAATATTTATATGTGAGGTGGTAAATTGAAACGACCAAACAGATAGCCGTACACTAAAAATCAATGGGTTGAAGAAACCGTTGATCACTATACTTATAAAAACGATATTTGCTATACAAGTCACATTTTAGAAAATAGACTTACTGGAGAAATTAAGGACAAGGAGTTGAAGTGATGGAAGAGTTAAAGAAAAAAGTTAATGCAGTATACAACTGGACAGTAGAAGACGGGAAGCCGCAACCTCCCAAGCAAGATTTACCACAAGCGGTGAAAGACCGGGCGGACTATTTTTGGGAAATGGCAGAAGATGGTATGACGTTTATGGGAGCGATGGAATGCATATTCGCTGATGAAAAGCCTACAGACTATGATTTGGGAGCTACTAAGGATTGGTTGCCAAAATCTAAGGAGTTTGATGATTGGGTTGGCTATTCGCCAGGAATGTCTCAGGTAGTTATTGCAGTTTATTTGATTTATAGAGGAAACTAAGATGAATGAGCAGGAACTGATTAAACGTATCGAGGATTTGCCTTATACAGAGGGGCCTATCGCAGATACAATCGAAATTAATAGAAATTGGATATTGAAATCAATTGAACAGCTAGCCGAATCCGAAATAGGTCACGCAGATGAAGCTCCACGCTACGTAAAGAACATACTAGCACGATTGCGAGAATTGCCATTGCATGATAGAGAGGTTTGGTTAAAGGCTATCATGAGCGAATTTGAACAGGATTTTAGCCATGCAAAATGGCGAGAGGGCTACGAGCAAGGTAAAATTGAGGGTATGGTTGAACGTGAAAAAGTCATAGTTCCGCAGTGTGTGGCGGAATATATAGAATTTAAAAAGAAAAACAATTTTCATGTTTACGGTGCAATGAGAGTAATTGAAGATCATTATGATAAGAAAGTTCCTGATTGGTTTTACGAAAATAACATCGAAAAATTCTGTCTTGCTTGGCTTAACGGCTACGAGGTCGAAAAAGAGAAGCGGTATTTTGTTAAGATTAAAGGGAATATTAAAGGAAATATGTTGGTTTATGGAGAACTTTTGAAAAGGTATTTCTTTACAAAAAGCTTTAGTTTAGACGATGTTATATATTCCCACACCCGTAAAGAACTAGAAGACGCAAACTTCGGCTGGGTGTTTGATTGTGAAGGAATTGATATAGAGGAGGTGGAGTGATGAGCCTTACGCTAAATAGCACAATTGGAGACTTAGTTTTGGCAATCGGAGAAATTATCGTTGGTTCTGATGGTAAAACCACTACAGCGATACTGGAGATACCTGATCAAAGCTTTTACTTAGAGATTGAGCTTAAATTGAAGGAGGAGGTCATAAATTGAAACGATTCATAGCTATCTGGATTCTGCTATCTGCTGGATTGAATATCTGGCAGATGGACAGGATTGCAGAACTAGAAGAGAAGAAGTCAATGGTTATCTATAAGGCAGATAATACAGGCGCTGAGATATTCGGGCGTGTCCTTGAGAAAGGGCGACACGGGAAGCTATACACGCTTACGATTCGTGATTACGGGGTGTTCGTGGTTACGAAGGACGTGTACGATAAAGTGAAAGTTGGGGATGAGGTGTTACTATGACAGAAACTATTAAACTACCAGACTATTATGAGCCTGATTGGAAAAATGCAAGGTACGGGTCGTTGGAAGAGCTTAAAGAATTGTTGCTCTTTAAGCGTATTGTGAAATGGGATAAGGACTTTTTGCTGCTTGAAGACGGCACAAAGGTCACTATTGAAATGTCTGAAAGTGATTGCTGTGCCTCAGCAGGTGGGGAGTTCCAAGATGTATCACTTGACGCTGTGATTACTAATATTGAAATTGGAGAACCGGAAGAAATCCCCGACCATTGGGGAACTGGTTATAAAAACAAAGTAACTATCTTCCATAATCAGAACCCTGTAGCTATTGCCAATTGTGAAGCAGAGCATAACGGCTATTATTACAGCGTATGCTCTTTAGTGATTGGTGATATTCATTTTCCAGTTGTTAATGCTTAGGAGGATTTAACATGACACCAAGATATAGAGCGTGGATAAAAACAGAAAAACGTATGTTTTTTTCAGATGACATTCTTGCTATTGACTACGAAAACGAAGAAATAGTGACACAACAAATTTATTTTGAGAATGGTTTACCAGACGATAGAGATATCTATTGTTATGATTTTGACGAAATCGACCTCATGCAATCAACAGGACTCAAAGACAAGAACGGTAAGGAGGTTTTTGTCGGAGATATTATCAAATGCACAAGAGGATGCCTTCACGAAGTCTATATAGAAAAAGAATATGGAGGTACATTTATAGGCGGAATGCCTTCCATATATCTAAAGGGATTGCTAAGTGGATATGCGTGGACGGAACATGAGGAAATCATCGGCAACATCTACGAAAATCCAGAGCTTTTGGAGGTCAACGAGTGAGATATTTTAAAATCCTATGTATTGTTTTATTCGCATCCTTACTCGTAGCATGTCACCAGATTTCGAGTGGGACAGTGGTAGATAAGTACATCGATGAACCTCACACAACGTTCATACCTGTTATTAATGGTAAAAGTTCGGTACTTGTGCCAACCAGAACCAAAAGAAAATACATTCTGGTCGTTTCAGGATTTGCAGGTAATAAGCAAATTGAAGAAACATTTGAAGTGACAGCAAATGAATACAAGCACTATGAAATTGGCAATACTTTTATACAGGATGCCGTTTTAGAAAATAAGGAGGAGGATAAATAATGAGACCAAAAAAATATCCGTATTCAGGAAGAAGAAAAAAACAAGATACATCGTCGCCATTATTTTCTACACGACCAATTTTTAACGAGATTCCAATTGTAGAAGAGGTCAAAGTTGATCTCGGAGTTGAAGCTAATGTTGGACGTTCTTATCCAGAAATGTTAATACATTTAGATATTTCTGGATATGGGAATAGAATACATTCTGTACATCGTTTCCCTGGTATCTTCCTTACTGTTGGTGAGTCAATCCAACTAAAGATGCTTTTCTATAAAAGACTTAAAAATTTTACCGCAGATCGTTTTTTGACCTTTAGAGAATCTGACTGGAAGTTCTTTATACGTGGCCTGGTCAACGAATTTGTGCATAAAAAAAGCCAAGACACCCTCTGTCTCAGCTAAATTCCTATTAAGATTATTATATCACAAAAGGAGATAGAGAGTGAACAAGGCTAAAGAGCTATTGAAAGAATTACAAGACCTTGACATGGACATCCAAAGCCGTATAGATGAAATCAATGAACTTGAGGCAGGTTTGCTCTCAAGTCCTAAGTGGTCAGATGTCAAAGTCAAAGGTGGACAAACTAGAAAAGTTGATGATGTCTATACTCAGCTGGTAGTGATGAAAGAGGCTATAGAGCAGGATACTAAAGAGGTTATTAACAGAAAACTTGAACTTGGTAGAATGATCAACAGGCTTAAAAATCCAAAGAGCAGGTCTGTCCTTAGAATGACTTACATTACTAAAACCTACATTGAGGATATTTGCGACAATTTGAGAATTAGTAAGGCAACTTATTACAGATTACGCAAACAGGCTGAGTCCGAACTAGAGGAGACAATCATAGACAAAGTAAGCTAAAGTGAGTGCGCATGAAGTTTAAAATCTGTTAAAATGGTAGTATCAAGAATTAAGGGTAAGACAGTAAGCCTTCCCTGACATGGAGAGTTGGCAGAGTCAGGTTGAATGCGCCCGTTTGCTAGACGGGTGGTCGCCTATGTGCGGTCCGTGGGTTCAAATCCCACACTCTCCTTTGAGTATTTGTGTCCCATAATGGGGTAGGCAGTAGGCTTAGCATTCACATATCACTCATTAACTTAAAAATGGTTGCGGAGCGACTAGACCTTGCATGGTTGCGTAGCTACTTATATCCTAGGTAAGTTATAAGCTAGAGGGTTTGATTCCCTTAGAGGTTTTAAACGACTACAAAAAATAAAAAAAGAAAGCATTTCAAAATAGATTTCTAATTAACACGCAAGTCTGTAGTCTGCTTGCAGTAAGAACATAGCTCAAGTGGTAGAGCGGTAGATTTTTAATCTATTGGTTGCAGGTTCGAGCCCTGTTGTTCTTATGAGAGGTCTTGAAAAGGTCGCACATCGTGTGGCTTTTTTGATTGTTTGAAAGGTGGTGATGGAAAATTGAGTGGATTGAGAATAAAACAAAAGAGATTTGCAGATGAGTACATCATCTCAGGTAATGCGACGGAAGCCTATAAGAAAGCAGGTTATCGTGTTTCTAGTGATAGAGTGGCAGGCGTTGAAGGACATAAGTTACTAAAGAATCCTAAGATTAAAAGTTATATAGATGAACGGTTGAAACAGCTTGATTCTGAAAAAATCGCAGACCAGCAAGAAGTCCTTAGTTATCTAACCTCGGTAATGCGAGGAGAGACACAAGAACAGACTTTGATAAGCATCGGAGAATTGGGTCAAACGATTACGGATATTAATGTTGGAGCAAAAGACAGAATCAAGGCAGCCGAACTATTAGGAAAACGTCATAGGCTTTGGACAGACAAAGTAGAGGCAGACGTTTCTGGGACGGTGGTGTTTGCAAATGAGTCAGACATACCAGATTAAACAAAGTGATATTGTAATCGACCTACCTAAGACAGTAGGAGCTGGATACGGACAGTTCTGGCGCTCAAGAAATCTTTATCGTGTTGTAAAAGGTTCCCGTGGTTCGAAGAAGTCCAAGACAACCGCTTTGAATTATGTTATCCGTCTTTTGAAGTATCCCTGGGCCAACTTGCTTGTTATTCGTAGATACTCGAATACCAACAAGCAATCAACTTATACGGATTTTAAATGGGCGTGTAATGTGTTGGGTGTGACTCATTTGTTTAAATTTAACGAGTCTTTGCCTGAAATAACTGTAAAAGCGACTGGTCAAAAAATCCTATTCCGTGGTTTGGATGATGAACTCAAAATCACATCTATCACGGTCGATGTCGGCAGTCTTTGTTGGGCATGGTTTGAGGAAGCATATCAAATTGAGACTGAAGACAAGTTCAGTACAGTAGTTGAGTCAATCCGTGGTAGCCTAGATGTACCTGATTTCTTTAAACAAATCACAGTCACATTTAACCCGTGGAATGAGAGGCACTGGCTCAAACGTGTGTTCTTTGATGAAGAGACTAGCCGAGCTGATACATTCGCTACTACAACCACTTACAAATGCAATGAGTGGCTTGATGAAGTCGATATTAAGCGTTATGAGGACTTGTATCACACAAATCCAAGGCGTGCGAGAATCGTTTGTGATGGTGAATGGGGAGTTGCTGAAGGTTTAATCTATGAGAACGTGACCGTCAAGGATTTCGATAAGGATGAATTGCTACGAGATTCAGCTAATAAGTTATGTATCGGTCTTGACTTTGGTTTTACTCACGATCCAACCGCTTTGTGTTGTTCGTTGATAAATGACACGACGAAAGAGATTTATGTCTTTGATGAGGCGTATAAAGTTGGGTTGATAACAAAAGAAGTTGCGAAGATGATAAAAGACAAAGGTTATCATCGTTCACAAATCGTTGCCGATAGTGCTGAATTGCGACTGATTGAGGAACTAAGGTCAGAGCATGGTATAACTCGAATTAAAGAGAGTCGTAAAGGTAAGGATAGTATTATGGCTGGCGTATCCAAGTTACAAGGATACGCTATTTATGTGCATCCAGATTGTAAAAACATCATGGATGAATTTTATAGCTATTGTTATCAACAAGACAAAGAAGGGAATTGGTTGAATAAACCAGAAGATAAAAACAACCACTTGATGGACGCTTTGCGTTACAGCCTTCAATGTATCGAAGGTGGAAAAGCAACCGTCCGCAGACGTTCTGATTATGGTCTATAGAGAGGAAAGACATGTACCAATATTTAACCTATCCACGGGATGGATATGATGAGGGTTCTTTGAAGAAAGACCTGATTTACAAATTGATAACGATACATAACACTGAAAGCTCACATTTGAAGAAGCTTAAAAGCTACTACATGGGTGAGCATGCTATCTTAAAACACACGAGACGCAACGTGAACGCACCGAATTACAAGACGGTAGCCAATCATGCCAAGGATATCGCAGACACGGCTACGGGCTATTTTATGGGCAATCCTATCAAGTATAACAATACTGCTGACGGTGATATCGATGAACTACTTACAGCCTTTGATGGTGCTGAGATTGACCAAGTAGATGCTCAGAATGCTTTGAACATGGCTATCTATGGTCGTGCTTACGAGTACATCTATGCTAAAGAGGGTATGACTGAGTTGGATTCAACTAGTATTGATCCAGAAAATACCTTCATGGTCTACGATGATAGTATTGAGCGGAAGCCTTTGTTTGCGGTCTATTACTATGAAGTAAAAGACGATACGAAAGACACTACCAAGTACCAGGCTGAGGTCTTTACCGAAAATCTGCACTATCACATGGTGCTGAGAAGTACAGATTCAGGAACAACTCAGAATGAGCAGGTAACCCCTCACAACCTTGGGCAAATCCCAATTATCGAATATCGCAACAATCACTTTGCGATTGGCGACTACGAGCAACAGATTAGCTTGATAGACGCTTATAATTCCTTGATGGGTAATCGTGTCAATGACAAGGAGCAGGCAGTAGAGTCTATCCTTGTCTTGTATGGCACACAGTTAGCAGACACACCAGAAGATGCTAAGGTAGCGATGAAGATTCTTTCTGAAGAAGGTCTTTTGGAATTACCGGGCGATAGTGCAAGAGCTGAGTTCTTGAAGAACACGTTGGACGAAAGTGCTACTGAAATCTTGCGTACAGCTCTTAAAGAGGACATCTACACATTTAGCCATGTGCCTAATTTGACTGATGAGAATTTCGCAGGGAATACATCAGGCGTAGCCATGGAATTTAAGCTGATGGGCCTTGAGATGATTACTAAGACCAAGGAAGCGAACTATAAGCGAGGATTGCGTCAGCGTATTGCGATTTTTGCTCATTACTTGGGTATGAAACAGATTGCATTAGAGTCTCATTCAATCGTTCCACAATTCAGCCGTGGTTTGCCTAAAAACTTGCTGGAAATCTCTCAGATTGTGAACAATTTGGAAGGTAAAGTGACCAATAGGCAGCTTATTTCTCTCTTGCCGTTTGTGGAAGACCCTGACGCTGAACTGGAAGCCTTGGAAGAAGAAAAAAAGAAGAACATGGAAGACATGCCGATGTTCAACCAAGAAAACACGAAACCCGAAGACGAGGTAGAGGATGAAGAATCAGGAGTATTGGGCGAAGAGGAAAGCCAATCTGATTTACCAGCAGATGGACAAGGCCGAAAAGCAGGCAGACCAGTTCGATAAGGTCTATCAAGAAGCTAAGACTTACTTGGATAAGGAAATCAATAAGATTTTCGATAAGTTCCAACGTGATTATGGTCTAAGTCAGGTAGATGCTAGACAAGTCTTAAAGAACATGAAAGACAAGAAAAATCTGAATGAACTTCGTAAGGTGCTTGAAGCAAGACCGAATGATCCAAATATCCAAAGACTACTGGCTGACTTAGACAGCCCAGCTTATTCTTTCCGTATGAAGCGTCTAGAACGTTTGAGTGATGATTTAGACCGTATGCGTGAATCTATCTATCATTCAGAAAAGACAGGCTCAGACGCCTTTTATAGCGACCTGATGAAGGATAGTTACTACAAGGCTACCTTTGACCTGCAGCAGCAGACAGGACTAGCATACGGCTTTTCTGGGCTTCCTGAGAGCGAGATTAAACATCTACAGTCTTTCAGTTGGGTAGGAGATGGAAGTACATATTCTACAAAAATTTGGGGGAATACAGGGAAGCTTGCTTTTAGCATAAAAGATGAACTACTCATGAGCCTTATGACAGGCCGAGATACACGAGAAACTGCACAAGCAATTGCTGAGAGGTTCAATGTAGGTCAGAACGATGCAAGACGTTTGGTTCGGACAGAATCAGCCTTTTTTCACAACCAAATGGAACTACTCAGCTATGAGGAAGCAGACATAGAAAAGTATATCTTTGTGGCCGTCTTAGACAAGCGTACATCACGCATTTGTCAGGAGCATGACAATCAGGTCTATGATAGGGATAAGGCTGTCCCTGGTGTCAATTGTCCGCCTATGCACCCTTGGTGTAGGTCTACTACTGTCGGATACGATGAGGACGCAGACTACAGCAAGTTGAAGCGCAGAGCAAGGAATCCAGAGACAGGTAAAGTTGAGTACGTGCCTGCCGATATGACTTATAAAGAGTGGTATAGCAAGTATGTTGCGAAAGACGGGGAAAAGGTGTATAATCAAGATACAAGAGAAGCCAAGGCGAAATTTTATAGCGAACAACTATTGTCCAAAATTTCAGGAGTTGAGCCAAAAATTACAAGTGATATGCAACGTATCGCAGGAGAAAACAAATTGGCAGGTCTTGAATTTAGGAAGAAAACAGTTGAGTCATTATCACGTAAAATTATTGCAGATAGCCTAGTTGAAAATATAAGTTTGTCAAAAGCCGTGAGTAAGATTAATGACGCCTTAAGGTACACAACTATTTTCGATTCCGATACTTTTACAGAAGAGTATTTGAAGATGAAACAGAAGCTTATCGCAGAAGGTTATAAAATTGTAAAAGTAAAAAACACTTGGCCAGTAGATGGACCATACAAAGGTGTGAATACAGTCGTTGAAAAAGATGGTATCAACTTTGAAATGCAGTATCATACTCAGGAAAGTTTCGACTTAAAAAATGGTTCATTACATGAACTCTATGAGAAGTATCGTGATACGAATACATCTGATCTAGAACGCATGAAATTATTTAAGGAAATGCTTGATTTAAGCAATGGGCTTGAGATTCCTAAAAATATAGAGAGGGTGAAGTGATATGAAAGATATTAAATACTACCGCACAACGACGAACAATGCTCAAGTACTTCGTTTGATTGATGGTGTCATGCAAGTTTTTGACATTGAAAAAAAGTGGGTTAATAGCATGGATTGGTTTAATAAAATCTTTTTTAATGACTTTACGGATTTTGAAGAAATTTCAGAAAATGATGCATTTACTTATATTGACAGGATGGTAGCGGCATGATTGATATTGCCTTGGCTATCGCTAAAAAAGCACATGCAGGGCAGGTAGATAAAGCGGGTGTTGATTACATACAGCATCCTCTCTATGTGGCCAGTCAAGTCAACACTGAACAAGAAAAAGCTGTCGCTCTTTTACATGATGTGATTGAGGATAGCGATATAACTGCTGCCGATTTATTGGCGTCTGGCTTGTCAAATGAAGTTGTTACAGCGGTACAAATTTTGACAAAGAAAAAAGGTCAAAGTTATCAAGAATATCTTGGGAAAGTAAAATCAAATAATTTAGCAAGAGTTGTAAAACTTGCAGATTTGAAACATAACTCAGATTTATCACGTTTGAAATCTGTTACCAATACAGACTACGAGCGTGTTAAAAAATATAAAAATGCAATTTATTACTTAAGCACCTAGAGAAATCTAAGTGCTTTTTTCGTACCCAGAAAGGATTGAGGAATGAAATACCGTAAAAAACCAGTAGTGGTCGAGGCTGTGCAGTTTTTAGATACAGAAGAATCTATAGATGAGCTATGCGATTTTGGATTAGATCCAGTACGGATTGATTACGCAGACTTAAAAAATCCTCTTTTAAAAATCGAAACGCTTGAAGGATTGATGGTTGCAACAGAAGGTGACTACATTATCAAAGGTGTGCAAGGTGAATTTTATCCATGCAAACCTGACATCTTTAAAGAAACATACGAAAAAGTAGAGGAGTAAAGACATGTTTATATGGGATTGGGTATCAATCGCCTTTGGGTGGTTGGTATTTTTGTTGTTAATATTTATTATTATGGCCGTAATCAGCGGAATAATTAAAGGTGTAAAGAAAGGAACAGAAAAATGGAAGAATGGAAAGAAAGATTTAAAAAAGAATACTACGAATTGAAAGAACGATTCCAGAAGTTAGATATGATGATTGGGAAATACGAAAAAGGGCAACTAGAGTTTGAATCTAAATGTCCGATTGATTTGTTAAAAGGTCAGCGTTCAACCATGTGGAATTATTTAAGAATTCTAGAACAACGTGCAAAAATTGAAGAAATTAAACTATAA